ATGGCGGCCGGCCTGGCAACTATTACTGGATGGCCGTTACATCTGGCATACCGTGGGGTACCTGTCCGCGGACGATCCGGGGGTGGAGGACGGAACCCATCGAGTGCAGACCGAACCGGATGAAGAGGGGCGGGATTTGCGGTATCAGCAGGAGTGGATAGAAGACCCCCACGCGAAAATTTTTCGTCTCGGGATGACCGTGGCTGAAGTTCAGGCCGCGCTCCAAGGAGACTAGCCATGCCCCTGATCGACCAGGTGAAAAGCAAGGTTATGGACGACAGCGGCCGGCTGACCGATGCCGACCACTACGCCCCGGCAATCGCCGCGGCCCTAGAGCGCTACGGCAAGCACCGGCCGAAGGAAACGCCGGCGGATCTCAATGGCGAGGCCGGCCACGACCTCACACTGCCGACAGGGTTCGTCGACGGCTTCTCCCGGCTGCTGTCCGTCGAGTACCCGGTCGACCAGGTACCCGAGGAGATTCTCGACCCCGGCCACTGGAAGCTCTACCGCTCGCCATCCGGCCTCAAACTGCGCCTGCTGTACGAGGAGCCAACCGCCGCGGAGACGGTGCGCATTACCTACACCGCCGTGCGCCAGGAGGCCGACATCGTCACCGGCGACGCCGACGCCGTGGCGAATCTGGCCGCCGCGATCTGCCTGCGCACCTTGGCGGCGCTCTACGGTCAGACTTCGGATCCGACCATCCAGGCCGATGTGGTCAATTACCGAAGCAAGCTGGACGAGTTCCGTCGTTTGGCCGACAGTCTGGAATCGGAATACACCCGGCATCTGGGCATCGATGCCGGCGGCGGGTCCCCGGCCGCCATAGCGATGGCCGTCCCTGCGGCCCGCCTCGGCGGGCGACTGACTCACAGGTGACCAGGCCATGTTCCGTCCCGTAGCTCGTTTCATCGAAACCGGCTCCTTGCTCCTCGGCCGACCTGCCGAGGAAGTGCGCAAGGCACAGCGGTCCGCCATGGAAGAGGCGACCCAGTTCGGCACTCGCCGTGTGCAGGGCCGCACCCCCCAAGGGGTGAGTGGTGCCGCGGGCGGGCTGCTGCCGAGTATCGGGCCTGAGGTGCTAGAGTCTTCAAAGGGGGTGGTTGGCATAATAGGCACGGCGAGCCCCTACGGACTGGTGGTCGAAAAAGGCCGCAGACCAAAGGCTAAGATGCCGCCCGCCGGAGTGTTGACCGAATGGATTCAACTAAAGCTAGGCGTCTCCCGCGAGGAGGCCGAACGGATCGAACTTCCGATTCGCCGCAAAATCTACCACCGCGGTACGAAGGGGGCTTTTATGTTTGAAAAAACCATCGAGGAGGACTGGCCGGATTTTCAAAGGATATTTGAGTCATCGGGCGTGCGAATCGCCCGGGAGCTGGAACGATGAGCGATCAGACCATGAGAGCCCAGCTCAAGACTCGCCTCCAGGCCCACGGCGCCGCTATCGGCCGGGTGCACGATTACGAGCGGCTGGCGGTGACGGAAAAGGATTTCCTGGAGCTGTTCCAGGACCCGGCCACCAGGAAGATCTTCGGTTGGGAGATCAGCCGCCGCTCCTTCCGGGTGGAGAAGGTGGCCATGAACAAGTGGAAGATGGTCCACCGTTACCTGATCCGGGGCTATTACGGCATCGAGGACGCCGCCGCCACCGAAAAGGCGGTCAACCGCCTGGCTGACACCATCGTGCTCGACTTCGTCCGTACCAGGATCGCCGGAACCCAGGGGGGGCAACTGCCCTCAGGGAAAATCGAACAATGGATGTTCGGCCGGGTGCTCTGTCACCGGGTGGAAATCGAGATGCCGGAGGTCGCCGAAATCATCGAGATGCTGCCTGAAGCGGATGACCCCGATCTGCTGGCGGTCGGCCTGGAATACTATCTGTCACCGGGTGATGACGAATACGATGCCAGAGATGTGGTAACACTGTCCGGCCCGGAATAACCTTTTAACGAGGAGTGAACATGATTAACGTCAAGGCCGTACAGGGGCTCAAGGTCCCCAAGGAAGAAAAACCCAGGGAATACATTTCCGAAAGCAAGGCCGAGAAGGTGCCGGCCTCCGCCTATTACCGCCGGCTGGTCGCCGACGGCTCTCTGATCGACATGGACACCCGGCCATCCGCTGAGGCGAAGGCCAAAAAGGGAGGTGAAGCCTGATGGAAAACATCGAATTTGACGGTATCCCAACCAGTATCCGCAAGCCCGGCAAGTATATCGAGTTCAACACCCGCCTGGCGGTACGCACCCTGCCGGCCAACCTGCAGCGCATGCTGATTGTCGCCCAGCGCCTGACGGCCGGAACGGTGGCGGCTCTGGTGCCGACCAGGGTTTTTTCCGATGCGCAAGCGGCCGTTTATTTCGGGTCTGGCAGTAATGCTCACCGCATGGTGCGCGCGGCAATCACAGCCAATCCCTATCTGGACCTGACCGTCGTTGCCCTGGACGATAACAGCGCCGGGGTTGCGGCTGCCGGCACCGAGACGATCGGCGGTCCGGCCACCGGGCCGGGCAGCTACAAGCTGTTCATCGGCCACGATAAAATCGAGGTCGGAGTTGCCCGTGGCGACACCGCGGCCGCGATCGCGGCCGCCCTGGTGGCCGCAGCGGCCAAACGCACCGATCTGCCGGCGACTTTGGCGGTCAACGGAGGCAATCCGGCCCAGATCAATGTCACGGCGAAGCACAAAGGCACCATCGGCAACCAGGTCAGAATCACCCATGAGATCAGTGCGTCGGGAGTGACCGGCACCACTGTGGCCATGGCCGGAGGAGCCACCGATCCGGATATCACCCTGGCCCTGGCCGCTGTGTTCGGCGAGCAGTACCACTTCGTGGCCGGCCCCTACCTCGACCAGACGGCAGTCACCGCCCTGCGCGATCATCTGGACAGTGTCAGCGGCCCGCTGGAACAACGACCGGGGCGTGGAGTTGTCGCGCAGACTGGGGCGCTGGCCGCCGCCACCACCCTGGCCGGTCAGATCAATAGCGGCCGGGTGAGTATTCCGCATCTGCGCGGCACCCGCAGCCAGGCTTGTGAGCTGGCGGCAGCCTATGCCGCCGTCGGCGCCTTTGAAGAGGATCCGGCCAAGCCCTGGAACACCCTGGTGCTCAAGGGGATTCACGCCCCGTCAATCGCCGACCGGTTGTCGCGGACCGAGCAGGAAAGCGAGCTGTACAACGGCGTCGCCCCCCTGGAGGTCGGCCCGGGCGAAAAGGTGCAGATCGTGCGCGCCATCTCCACGTATACCCAGGACGGCCAGGGAGTCGACGATATCAGCCTGCTCGATTTCACCACCATCGGCACCCTGGATTACGTGCGCAAGGCCATCCGAGAACGTGTGTCGCTGCGCTTTCCTCGGGCCAAGCTCTCCAGTAAAACGTCCCCCCGGGTGCGCACCGAGATTCTCGACGTACTCTACAAACTCGAAGAACTGGAGATCGTCGAGAACGTCGCGGCCAATGCGGACGGTGTGGTGGTGCAGAAAAGCCCTCAAGACCCCAACCGGCTCGACGCCAAGATCCCGGTGGATATCGTCAACGGCCTGCATGTCTTCGCCGGCCGGATAGACCTGCTGCTTTAACATCGTCCGACCTGCCTGATGTGTCGGACAGGTCTGAGAGGGGCAAATCATGGAATACATCAACCGTTGCACCCTGACCGTCAACGGCCAGGAAATCGAGGATTTCAAGTCCGTCACCGAAAACGAGCGGGAACTCTCCCGCCAGGTCAACCTGATGAACACCACCGGCCACTGCTCGGTGACTCAGCGTCCCGGCTGCAAGGTCGATTACGTGGTGCCCCAAGCCGCCGCGGAGTTCGACTTCGACTCCGTAAAGGACGGTACTCTGACCATCGAGTACGAAAACGGCAAGCGCATCTCCTACCAGGGCGTGCGTACACTGAAGATCGGCGAGGCCAAAATCGACGGCGACAACGAACTGGTCAAGACCATCGAGTTCGGCGCCAAGAAGCGCCTGGTCGAGTAATCAAGGGAGGTTTGAGCGATGGAAGTACCGATGGAACACGGCACGCTGCCGTTCGGCGTGATGTACGAAGGCCGCCGCTGCCGGGATTTCACCCTGCGGCCGCTGCAGGCGCGGGACTCGCTGGAGGTTCGGCACTCGGAGGACATGCGCCGCATCGAGGAGGCCGGGGTTTCCGGCCAGGCGCTCGCCGATGAGCTGATGGGCCTGGCACTGCTCGGCAAGCGCCTGGCGATCGATGGAGTGCCCCGCGCCGCAATGACCCTGGAACTGACGGAGACCCTCTGGGACGACGATCTGGCCGAGATCATGGCCGCCGAAGGGAGGCTGCAGCAAGCGCTGGTGCGATTTCGAGCAGAAGATGCGCCGGCAGCTGACTCTGGCGCTTCTCAAGGCGGGCCTGCCCTGGGAGGTGGCCAGGACGATGCCGGAGGAGGAGGCGTTGCTGTGGGTGGAGGATTGGGTGGAACTCAACACTCCGCCAGAGGCGAGGGGGAAGAAGTCGAAGATCCGCCGCCGGCCGAATCCCCGTAAATGAGGAAATTGACGAGGCGGCTGAAAAGCCGCTCGACAGCGAACAGCAGCAGGAAAAAAAGGCCGGCGCCAAGAAGAGCGCTAAGGAGCCAGTAGACCATGAGCGTAACCTCCGTTGCCATACATTTTACCCTGATCGATGCTCTGAGTCGAGGGGTGGATCACATCAAGTCGCGGATGAAGGGGTTGGCCGCCGCCAACAAGGAGGTGCAGAAGTCCTTCGACAACATGGCGCGCAGCGCCAAGTACGCCGCCATCGCCGGCCTCACCACCCGCGAAATCTATCGAGGCCTCAAGCCGGCGGTGGTGGCCGCCGGCGATCTGCAGGCCGAGATGCTGGGCACCCGGGCCGAGCTGGCCGGCAGCGTCAAGGATGCTAGGGACCTGGGGAATCAGCTCAAGCAAATCAAGAGCACCGCCTTCGAGGTGCAGGCCTGGACGCCTTTCGATCAATCGCAGATAGTTGGTTTGCAAAATCAGTTGATCAAAAGCGGCGCCCGGGTGGCCGATGTAGTAGGCAGCCAGGGGGCCGCCGCCGCGTCTGCAGCTCTCGCCACTTACGAGGGTCTGGATCCTGTCGAAATGGGCAAAAACCTGATTGGAATCGCTACTCCTTTTAAACTGCAGGCCTCCGAGTTCATGGGGCTGGCGGATGAAATCACCCGTGCCGCGTCTGCATCTACGGTGGGAGCCGCTGAGATTGCTGAGACAGCCAAGTACGCGGCCCCGGCCATGTCGTCCTTGGGGCGTTCCACACATGAGATGCTGGTGCTTTCGGCTATGCTGGCCCAGCGAGGCATCGATGCCAGCATGGCGGGTACCGGCCTGCGGCAGTTCTTTAACGCCGCGGCCAAACAGCGCTCGTTGCGCACTGCCTCCGGCAATCTCAAGTCTCTGGCGGAAATCACAGATGTCCTGCGTCAGCGCCTGGAGGGGCTCGGCGAGGCGGAAAAGCTTGACATCTTGACCAGGATCTTCGATGTGCGCGGTGCGCCAGTAGCCATGGCCCTGCTGGATGAGGGTGCGGCCAGCTACAGCGAGATCGCAGCGAATATGTCCTCGGCTCTGCCGCTACAGGAAAAGATCAACATCCAGATGGAAGGGTTCAAAAAACAGGTTGAATCGTTACGCGGAACCTTCCGCTCGACCATCTCCGACCTCTATCAACCGGCCCTGGCGCCCTTGACCTTCCTGCTGCGCGGCACCAATGAGCTATTGACCGCTTTGGGCTTGGCTGCGCAAAAAAGTGATGCTCTGGGGAAGACCGTTTCCAGTGTGTCGCTGGGTGGGTTAGCGACCGGTGCCGTGGCTACCGCAGCCTTGGCCGGCGGTGCTCTTTGGTATGGCCGCAAGGTGCTCAAGGGGGTCGGCGGCCTGAAGGGACTTTTCGGTTCGGCCGGCACCGCGGCCGCGGGTATCGCCGCCGGCAAAGCGGTAGAGGCGGCTACCGGCGTGCAGCCGGTTTTCGTCACCAACTGGCCGGCCGGGGGCCTCGGCGGCGGCAGTCTTGCCGGTGATCTGGCCGGCAGCAAGGCCGGTCGGGGTTTGCTGGGCAAGGCCGGACAGTTGGCCAGAAGCGGCTGGGGGCGCATGCTGGGCTTGGGATCTTCCACTCTGGGGGCCCTCGGTTCGGCGGCCAGCGTGGTGCTGGGCGCCAAAAGCCTGGGCGCTATCGGCGCCATGGGCGCCGGCGCTTTGGCCACCAGCGGCGCCATGGTTGCCGGCGCTGGGGCGCTCGGTTACGGCGCAGGATCCCTTGCCAATAAGTATCTGATCGACGGCACCGCCCTGGGTGACAAGATCGGCGAAGCACTCAACCGCATTGCGGCGTTTTTCGGCAACGAGGCCAGCCGCCAGGCCATCGAAATCAACATGCGCATCGACGAGGACCGCCGGGTGACGACCAATACGAACAGCATGACTACAGTGGTGAAACCGGAACTCAGGAGAGGGAGGTTCTGATGGACAGCTACCAGACTGCGATCGACGGATACGCTTTTGATTGCGAGACCATCGAGGACGCTTTTC